TATCGACGTTGCCGTTGGAATCGATGGTTAGGCGAGCTGTGCCGCCCGTTGAAATTCCGACTTGGTTGGCACCGGGCGAATAGAAGCCTGTGTCGGTGCCGCTGTCCTTGAAGTAGATCGACGGGGCAGCAGCTGTGCCGTTCTCGAAGGCGATGGTCGACCATTCACCATCGAGCTGGTAAAGAGTGATCCATGCACTATTTGCACCATTGCGCATCTTCATCACGCCAGCGGTCGTATCCGCCCAGCGCATGAAGGCGTAGGTGGTTGCCGGCTCGGTCGCCCCGCTGTTCTGGGTGACGATCGCAGAGAGCTGACCATTGATGTCGCTTCTTACAGCCGCTCCGGTTCCATTGCTGACCACATAGTCCGCTTGAGGGCTCATGTGCTACACCGCTTGATGACAATGCTTCGATTCTTGCAGGATTTAGGCCGCCTTGCCATATCCGACAGCGGACCATGCGAAGTTCCGGTCGACGGCGGTGCCAGCGCTGTTCCTGAATGTGACCGTGAAGCCGGTGCCACTGACGCCAGTCACCACGAAGTAGTCGCCGGTGGCCAGGTTCTGAGCAGTTATACCTACGCTCGGCAGGCTGCTGTCAACGCCACCCAATGCAGCGGTGCCGGTGAAGAACGGCTTGTCGAACGTGACGGCCTTGGCACCAGCGCCGCTAGCGATGCTGCCCACGCTCTGCTCCTGCCGCCGCTGAAAGGTGGCCTCATAGCCCAGCTCATCAATCAGGATGTTCTGCGCAATGTCCTCACTGGTCAGCTCGGCCTTGAACTGGAAGCCGCGCCCCTTGAAGGTGCCATTCACGAACTCCTGCCAACTTGACCATGTGGGCGAGCCGCTGGGGTTGTCGCTGGTGCTGCGCAGGTAGAGCTTGGCATTGACGCCAGCCGCTGCGGTGCCATCCCAATCGTCCCAGCTATCCACCTCTCCGGTGCGGCTATCGATCAGATCCGATGGGAAGTAAGCGCGCGTGACGAAGAAGCGCTTTAGGTCGAGGCTGTAGGCAGTACCAAGGTCAAGAGTATTCAGGAACTGATATGTGCCACTGCTAGCCACGTCTCCCATCACATCAAATGCCACGACAGCATCAACATCCGTGATCGCATCAAACAAAGAGGTGCCATCCAGCGTCAGCGCGTCGTACTCCTCGCTGTAGAACACCGTGGTCTTGCTCCCTTGGAATGGCGGCGTGTCGGCATCTTCGCGGCGTGATTGCACCAGCAGGTTGCCCAGCGTGTCGGGCAGGTCCACGATCACGCTGGTCTCGGTTGCTGATTGGCGGCCGCCATCGTCCTCGAACTTGACCAACACCTCGCCTTCCACCAGCGGGATGATCGCCTCGGTGGCGCTACCGGCCTTGGCTTCCACCAGGTCGACGCTGTTCGCCCAGGTGGCGGTGCCATCGGTCAGGTTGCTATGGCGGATGTGGACACGACCACCGATCTTCACGTCGAGATCAACGGTTGGATTCCACCGCAAGCGACCGGAGTTGGCGCTGATCGCTTCGAAGGTGAGGTTCTGCACATTGCCCGGCACTGCCGTCTTACCGACTGCAGCGAAGCTCAGCGATGCAGGCGAGGTGCTGGGTGTGCGCACACCGTTGAGGCTATAGACCCGGATCTCATAGGTCTGCGCAGTGGTATCCAGGATCTCGTAATCAGTGCGCGGCACGTTGACCGTCGTCCAGTTGCCATTCACGGCGCGCCACTGGACCTGATATTCAGACACGCCGACCACTGCGCTCCAGCTCACGATGAGCTTCACGCGCACCTGGCCGTTGCTTTCGTAGATGATCTCGCTGGCCGATAGGTTGGTCGGTGCCGGCCGCGGTTCGTTGAGCTGCGTGATGTCGCGCGTCTGCAGCTTGAAGCCGCGCTCGACATAGTTGTATTTGCTGGCGTTGTACGCGATCGCGGTGACTTCATACTGAACGCGATCGATCTCGCTGATCGTCAGCACGCGCCAGGTGCTGGTCTCGACGTTGCTGTTGCTCAGCACCCAGATGCTGTTTGCGTTCGGTGCAGTGCTGAATGCCGAGGAGACGGTGATGTTCGCGCCAGCGATGCTGCTGATCGCCTTGGTCTCGACGGTGCCATCAGGCAAGATCACCGATAGCGTCGCGCTACCAGTGGTGACCAGATCGGTCTCGGCGGTGTCGTCGACCGTGATCACGGTGGTGGTCGCTGATGCAATCCGACCACCGCGGCGCACACCAGCCTTCACCGGATCGGCGATCTCGATCACCTGCCCTGGCCGGACCAGCACACCGGCATCAACGGAGGTCTTGAAGGAGACCACCTCGGTTTCATATTGCTCGGTATAGAGCAACCACTCACCAAGGCGGGCAGCCTGGCCGCGGCTGGTGCAGGCGAAGGCTTTGATGTTGGTGGTGATCACGCCATACTTCGCGATCGCCTCCTGGTCTTCCACCACCTCGTAGGCGATGTCCTGCGTCTCGAGGTCGAGGTAGCTGACGATCGCGACCGTGTGCCTGGTCTTCAGATCCGAGCCGGTGTATGTGAAGCCATCAGTGCTGACATTGGCCAGCGTGAATAGATAGCTGGCATCGGTCGGCTTGTCCTGGCTGATGGTCAGCGCGCCGGTGCTCCAGTACGGCATCACCCGCATCACAGAGCACAGATCGTTGATCAGCTTGTAAGCCTCCTCTTGGTTCTGGATCAGGGCATTGCAGGAGAACCGCGGCTCGAATCCACCGAATCCGTCATCGACTGTGGCCGAGGCGTACTGGCTGGCGGAGTAGAAGGCGAACTTGTCGAGCTGGCTAACGGCGATGTGATCGCCCAGTCCCCACCTGGTATTTGTGAGCAGCGCGTAGAGGATCCAAGCTGGATCTGAAGTCCAGACCGCGGCGCCAAAGGTGCCATTCCATGCGCCGGCATAGCTGATGGCGCCGGTGGTTTGGTTCACGGTCCCATTGCTCGGGATCTGCACCTTCATCCCACGGACGCGATAGGTGCGGCTGGGGATGCTGCTGAACTGTTCAGCATCCAGACGCATCGCGACCAGGGCGCTGTTGGGATAACGCAGCTTTTGCTCGGTGATCTCGGTGTAGCTCGACCAGTAGAAGTCGTTGAGCAGGTTGGTGTCGAGGCTATCGGCGGTGATGCGCACCACGCGCACATCAACCGGGAAGGAGCCGGTGAAGCTGATCTTGTAGTCCTTCTGATATTGATCAGCGGTGCGGCCTGCGATCGTGTCATCAATGACCGTGGTGTAGCCACCGCCGTTGTATTGCACTCGGATCTGCAGGTTGACGCTGGTGCCACGCACATCACCTTCATCGGTGTATTGCTCAAGGCGCGGCACCGTGATGGTGACTCGCACAGCATCGACGGTGGTGTCGGTGATCGTGCGCGTGATCGGTGTGGCCTGCTCGACCTTTACCTGCACGCTGGTTTCTTGCTCAATATCGGAGAAGCCGGGGATGTAGGTCTGCGCCTGCGTGCCGTAGCGAGCCTGCAGGGTGACATTCTGGAAGTTGTAGTCGGCAGATTGCGGATTGGTCGCATCAGCGCCCTGCCGCAGGATCTGCGTGCCGTTCAGGAATACATCCTTAAGGAGTGCCCGGTTGTAGTCATCAGTGCCCCGCGTGTAGGCCGCGGCCGACGGGAAACCTTCGATCTCGCCTTCACTCAGCAGGTCAACGAACGTCGCGTATTGCTTCGAGGCCAGCGTGTCTGGATCGCGAACTGGCGTCCGAGTTGGGGCGACAACGGTCTGCTGAACGACGGTTGTGCCACCGCCGCCTCCACCGCCTCCACCTGCGCCACGGATGAGTTCGCTCATGCTTCTATCTGCACTGTGTCGATACCGGCCGAGATCACCACGGAGCCGCAAATCACCTCACCGAACGCTAGGGGCAGCGGCACACCTGCTCGGCTGGTGTTCTGAATCCCGCTGAAGCTGTAGGACTTCTGCGGATCCATCTCGGTGTTCGTGGTGCCCTGCGGTCCGCTGTAGGTGCTGGATGCTGCCAGCGTTGGCGTTGGCGTCAGCGCCTGCGAGATGCCACCGAGGATCAGCGCACCGCCAAGCAGACCGATCTTGGTCATCAACGCACCACCAATAGCAGCACCAACCCCAGGGAGGAACAGGGAGAAGGCAACCAAAGCAACACCTGCAATGATCTGCCCCACGCCACCACCAGCACCGCCGATCACGGGCACGATCTTGATCGCATTGCTGCCAGCCGGACCGTGCAGCTCCTCCATTCCTACAGCATGATCACCAACCATCACGCGATAGTGCCGCCCCTCTTGGCACATGTGCCGCTCGACCTGCGGATAGTTAGCCAGCAGGAATCGGATCGCCTCTGCTGCACTATCAACGGCCGCCATGAACTTGCGCCGTCCGAGGAACTTGGCTAGCTGCCCATACACTCGGATCTCGCGCAGCATGGCAGTTCTCAGCCTTCGGTCAGTTTATCGGCGTCGCGATGGCGCAGTCTACGGCCGGTGCAATTTTGCAGCCAGCCACCGTACAGATCACGGCTCGAGAGGCGACCGCGCAGATGATGCAGCACCAACTGATCACCGATATACACACCGCAGTGGTTGAGGCCACGGCCTTCGATGTTCATCAGCAGGCCATCGCCAAACTGCAGCGGCTCCTCCTCCGGCAGTTGATAGAAGCCGGCATCCTTCCAGAAGCCATCAAATAGCGGCTGCACCTCGAAGTCCGCATGGGTAGTCGGTCGATCCCAGTCCGGCAGATCGATGCCGTGCTCGCCGTACCAGTCACGCACCAGCGTCCAGCAGTCGCTCACATCCCACACCCAGCTCCGCCCGATGAGCGGTGCCTTGTAGCCACTGGGGTGCGTTTCGGACCATGCCTCAGTCTTCGGGTTGACGATGTACCACGGCAAGCCGGTGGCCTCGATGCTGATCAGGTCCGGCTGGCTTGGTTCCGGTGGTGTGACCGGATGGCTATGGAAGATCGCCTCGATCTCGCCAGCATCCTCCGCAGCGGCGTAGTCCTCAGGAGAGAGGACAAACTGTGTGCCGTCTTGATCCAGATTGCTGCAAGGCCAATAGCGGCGACGGCCTTTAATAACAACCACCAGACCGCAAGCCTCACGAGGATCCTCCTCCTGGGCGTGCTTGAGCGCGTCATCTTTCCAGCTCATACGGTGTAGGCGCCGATGCCAGGGAAGCTGCCATAGGGCAGCTCAGAGGTTGCCCCGAACCGCAACTTACAACTGCTCAAGCGCTTGCCGCATACATCTGCTGCGAGCGTGCCGACCGAGTTGTCGTTCGCATCGAAGTAATTGCTGCCGGTGTAACCGCACTCGGTCGAGCGGTAGACCCATTGGCAGATGTTGGCAATGCACTGGCGCTTAGGTGCCCGCACACCCACCAGGTCGAACGCCGCAGCCAGCTCAAACTCGACGACCTGCCGGCTCTCGGATGACTTGCGCGCAATCTTGTAGACCTCCCGCGGGAACTCAGCAGTCGGGTCCGGCGTGCCGTAGGGGTTAGTGCCGCCGGTGAAGTTAGCGCCATCGATGTAGCGCGCCATCGTGCGGATCCTGGTCAGCGTTGCCCCGGTCAGATCGTTGCCGGCGGTGGTCGTGTTGACCGTCGCCAAGATCGTGGTGATCGTGCCGAGGATATTGCTCACCTTGATCTTCGGCCGCGGCAGGCTGCCGGTGCCTGTGTACTCAAATCCCTCAGCCTCGACCGGGAACCGCTGATAGCTGTTGCTATTCCAGACCAGCTCGCCGTTGGCGTTCATGTTGCTACCAGCGTGGAAGCGGTAGATCGTGTTGCTGCCATGCAGCGCGGTCACGAGCTGCAGCTCGAATAGCTCGATGATGCTGCTCGGCGCGATCTTCTGTAGCTCTGAGACAGGTATCGCCATGGCTACGGCTCAAATACCTCGATGAAGGTCGCGGTGATGTTGTTGAAGTTGCAAGAGCGCAGCGTGGTCTGCCACTCCCTGCAGATGTATTTGCCAGCAGTGCCGCTGGGTGGTGTCCAGTCAAAGCTCTCGACGCCAGCTCGGGCATCCAAGAAGGCCGTGATGTTGTCGCGCTCGGTGTCGGTGCGGTTTAGGAAGTTGAGCTGCCACTCCTTGCCATTGCGGTGCAGGCCGAAGCCGACGCGATGCTGGTAGCCATCACCTGCCTCGAATGTGACCACCCGCGGCTTGCTGATCTCAGTGGCCTCGAAGCTGGGCGTGTAGGTGAAGGTGGCCATTAGTTGAGCAAGCCTCCTGGGCGCTTCTGAATCACGATCTCATTCTTGACGGCTTCGCTGATTGCCCGGCCGAACTCAGCGCCCTTGGCGTTGTCACCTTGCACGCTGGTGCCGCTGGCGTCAACATTCACCACCACGCTCACCGCGCCGCCGCCATTAGCAGCCTGCACACCGAGGCGGCCATCACGCCCACGGCGTAACGGCATGATCGCCTCAGGTCCGGCCTCGCCCATCAGGCCGACGCCATTGGCGAAGGGGAACAGCGTCGGCTTGTCGATGATGCCGCCGCGGGCGAACTTCTGGATGCCGTTCTGGGCGAAGACGTTGCCCATGGCGCTCTTAGGGATACCGAACAGATCGAACACACCACCCACCAGCGGCCTGATGATGGCCTGCCGGATCGCAATGCGAGCAATGTCGGCGATGATGCTGTTGGCCAAATCAGTGAAGTTCGCCTTGCCGGTGGTGACAAAGCTGGTCAGTTGATCCTCCAAACCTTGAAAGGCGCCCTTCACTGAACCGGCAACCTGTTCGCCAAAGTTCTTCAAGCTGTCGTAATACTGCCGAAGGCTTTCGCCAAAAGTGTCACCGAAGCCATCCTTAACTCGCTTGCTGGCCGCAACTAAATCCTTCAGCTTATCGATCTGCGCCTGAGTCAAACCAGGCAGGCGCTCGAGGATCGTTTGCAGTTCGCGATCGATCTCGACCTGCTTGAGCTTGTCTCCGGTGATCAGGCCAGCCTTGATCTGCAGCTCCTCCACAGTGCGCTTGTAATCCTCCTGCAGTTGGTTGCGCTTGATAAAGTCCTGCGCAACAGCGGCGCCCGTCTTCGTCGCTATGTCGGCAATGTCCTCCATGTATTGCCGCTCGGCCTTGGCTAGCTCGAGCATATCGTTGCGGTTCTTCAGCTTGCTCTCCGCAAACTTTTGCTGAGCAATCTCGTATTTAATCGAAGCGACCTGCGTTTCGTTTTCCTTCCGCTGCGCTTCAAGCAGATCCAGTTCGAGCTGGTACAGCTTTTGGCTCATCTCCTCTGCTTTCTTCGGCTTAGCGCCAGCGCCTGTGCGCAAGCCACTCAGATCCGGCGTGGTGCCGGGTGGAGGTGTCGTTACCCTGGCCGCTCTATTGGAAGCCGCATCAATCGTCCGCATCATTTTGTTGACTGATTCGTCAATCAATTTGTTAACCGCTATCAATGCAGCAATGCCAGCGCCTGCACCAGCAATACCACCAATGATCTTCTGAGCCGGCGTTGCGCCCTTGGTGGCTCCAGTACCAGCTCCGGTCAAAATGCCTTGAATAGCTGCCCGTGCTGTTTGCAGCAGCAGCGTCCGTTTCTCAATGTCCAGCAGCTCTCTGCTGAACTTAATCACCGTACGCAGCGCACCGCCAAATGCCACCACGTTCGAGACGATAAAAACACCAGCGGCGACACCACCAAAAACCAGCAACGTCTTGGTGAGGATTTTTGTAGCTTCAGTTAATCCGGCCATGCCACCGATCGCCACATAGAAGTCCTTCGCAAGATCGCCGATTGCTTTGACCACATCTCCGATGATGCTCACCAACCCACTCATCACCGGCAGCAGTGCTGAACCGATCTGCACGGTGAGCACAGTGGTCTGTGCCTTCATCAGGCCAAGCTGATCATTGAACGCATCAGCCTTGTCGGCGAAGTCTGGACCAATGCCGAGGCCAAAGCGTTGGATCTCTTGGCTACCGAGGTTCAGGATCGGGATCAATTCGGCACCAGCTTTGCCGAATATCTTGATCGCCAGCGCAGCCTTCTCCGGTCCATCACGCAACTGAGCGAAGCGATCAGCTACATCGAGGAACACCTTGTCGGCGCTGCGTAGTGTGCCATCCGCCTCGGTGGTGGCAACGCCAACGGTCTTAAATGCAGCAGCCGCCGCCTCCGTGCCAGTGGCTGCAGCCACCATGTTCTTGTTCAGGAATGTCAGTCCCTTAGCCACGCCCTCGAGGCTGGTGCCAGACAGCTCTGCTGCAACCTTGAACTGCCCCAGCGTCTCGATGCCAACGCCAGTTCGCTGCGACAGGTCGCGCATGTTGTCGGCTAAGTCGATCGCGGACTTCGCCATCGCAACCACACCACCCGTAACTGCCACAGCGGCCAGGCTCTTGAGGCCGGTGTAGAGCAGGTTGGTCGCCATGCTGGCGTTCTTGATGCGCCCCTCAAGGCCTTGCATCGAGTTGCCAAGGCGCCGAATATTGTTCTCACCTGCCACGTTGGCGGTGATCTTCAGCATGGCCTCCATGTTCATTGCCATGGCTATGCCCCCTGCTTATTGATCACCGTCATCGCTG